TTAAACCGGCACATAACTGATCAATGTTGTGGTCACTCCTGTTGACTCATTATTCTGGAGATAAATTGCATTACCACTTTGCACCACATAAGAAGGATAAGACTTATTGGCCAAATGCTTAATGACATCCTCTTCCGTCATCCAGCCGATATACTCAACAGTGTTCGCATAAATATAAGATAGACTTACAGATCCAACGTTCTTATAACTTTTCCACATGCCAAATAGTGGTCCGGTAATTTCGCAGCCATATACATTCACCATACTGGAAGTTATACTTCTATATCCTATATCTAATTTTGAATTGCGTAATGAGTTCATAATGGTTCCTTCATACGATTTAAGGTATGAATTCTCCATCTCACGGATCACTACAGGATATACCATATCATAACGTCCAAACGCATCTATTGTACAGTTTCTTGTCAGATATAAAGCTTGTTTAGGCTCTTCTCCATTGGTTTTGTACCGGGTAACTCTATAATCAAAATTAGCTGTATTGTTAAACTCTTTATCAATTCTTCTCAATAGGGTACCTTTAGTTGAGGCCAGTATGCCGCGTTTTTGATTTTCTATACTGTATAATACCTCATCACTCTGATAGACTGTCGATTTACCTTCAAGGTAAAGTTGATTTTTACTCAAGGCCTTTAGAATTAAGGGCTCTATATCACCTGAATAAACTTCTGACCCAAAATAAATTGCCTCCCGCTCTTCATCCATAAAATGATTACCATAAATAAAAGTACTCTGAAAGTCGCTGAGCAGATATTGTTGTTCCGGTATCAGTTTACTGGTTTCAATTAACGTATTTAACTCCTCATAAGTTACCGAAATCAGCGCAGGGCCGCCGCCACCAGTCGCATTAATAACTGGATTTAAAGCCGTACCGGTGATCGTAATATTATCACCAGCAGTCAGGACAGGAATATCTGCTGTTCTGGCCAGGGTTCCGCTTAAAGCCGGTAAAAAAACCTCCGTATTTTCAGTTGTTATTGCAGCCGGGCTGATATACTGATAGAAATTATCAGCCGTAGGAAATGATAAACCCGAAGCATTAAGTTTCCCCTGAATGTCCGTATCGCCATCTGAACTGATTCTGAATTGAGCCCCAGCAAAGGATGGATCTGCCGAACCTTCTTTTGCTGCTCGTGTACCAGTAAACGACAATGTACCGTCTTCTATACCAAAAGTCAGTTTCCCTGCAAAGCCACTGACGGCCATCTTATTTTTCAGATCGAGATTAAAATCTATTCCTGTATCCGTCAACACCTTTGGAACCCTTATCTTATTGATAAATGTATTCTCTGCGGCGAATATATTCTGATCAGTCAACCCGGCTTTCTGGTTAAGTCCATGGGCTGTCTGATCCTTGATATGACTGTTCAACGCTTCGGCATCTGCTTTCTGATCAAAACGCAGATCGAGATTTTCAATATTACCAGACGGAATAATAGCGTCTTTATGCCAGAAAGAGTCCCAGGTATCCCAAAATTGCTGCTGAGAAGGTTTAAGACCGGTTCTAAACCAGTTCTTTATGATATTTAAAGTTTGTTTTGCCATTTCTATAATTTTATTTGTTTTGCCAGTTATCAGATAAGGTTATTTGATTGCTGAAATAATAAACATCAGACCGCACTATATGACAGTCTCTCTGTGATGACCAGGCCCGTATTGTCAATCTTCTGCAGATATAATCTACGATCACTTGCTTCAACAACAACAGAGGGTTGTTGTTGATTAGCCAGGTATTGTAATACCCGATCATTCTGTAAAGAACTATTTACCTGTCCGATTCTCGCATAGACGTAATTAAGGCTAAATCTTGTGTCTGTATAATTTCTGTCTATATAAATTAGCTCTCCCTTTATATTACATTTATAAACATTGGCTGAAATAGAATAAATTCTGCCTGTAAGCATTTGCAGATTCGAATCCCGCAATGTTCTCATGATGTCACCACTAAAAGAGTACAATACTGAATTTTCCATCTCCATGATCACCACAGGTGTAACAGTCCCGTAATCCCCTAAAGCCTCTACGGTGCAATTTGACGACAGATACAAAGCATCCTGGGGTTCTCCACCATTAGTCCGGAATTTTGTGCGTCTGTAATCGAAATTGGCAGTATTATTCAACATCATATCCGTTCTTCTCAGTATAGTACCTTTTGTCGAAGCTAATATTCCACGATATAGATTTTGTGTAGTATAAACAATCTCATCAGCCGGGAAATTAGCTGAACGGACTACTGCATGAATTTTAGCAGGAGTGATGGCCAAAACGATCAGCGGTTCTACCGGACCAGAATAAACTTCTGATCCGTAATATAAAGACTCACTAGGAATCGGGTTATCTGCTATCTTGTGTTCTGCATAAACAAAAGTGCTCTGAAAATCTGATATACAATATTCTTTACCTGGCACAAGGCTTTCAGTGTGGATCAGTGCATTTAATTCCTCATAAGTGACCTCAGTAATAAAATTTCCGCTGCTCTCTGTAAGATTCCCGCCTCCTACCGTGGCATTAATGACTGGTTTTAAAAGTGTACCGGTAATGGTAATATTATTACCGGCACTGATGGCCGGTATATCTTCTTTTCTGGCCAGTATACCACTTAATTGAGGCAAAGACAACTCAGTATCTTCAGTTGTAACTACTGCTGCCGGCTGAATATGCTGCTCAAAACCATCATTTGCACTTAATGATATCACTGAGGCATTCAGCAACCCGGATACATCCAGATCACCAGACGGCTTTATGCTGAACTTAGCTCCCGAAAAGATTTCACGTGACACCCCCCCTGAATCACGTGATACAGAAGAATACGATAAGGTACCGTCTTCAGTATCAAAAAACAGTTCGCCGGAAAAGCCTTTAACTACTTCATTGTTATCCCGATCCGGATTCAACTCCAGGCCAGCATCGGTTAGCAGACCAGGTATACGAACCTGTTTAACAAATGTATTCTCTTTCAGGAAAGTATTCCGGTCCGCAAGACCGGCTTTCTGATCCAGCTCATGTGTATTAAGATCACTGATATGCCTGGCAAAGTTATCGTTGTCAGCTTTTTCACCAAAACGGATATCCAGATTTTCTATGTTTGCCGCAGGGATAACCTCGTCCTTATGCCAGAAAGAATCAAAAGTATCCCGGAATTGTTGTTGCAGTGGCTTAAATCCGGTATTAAACCAGTCTTTTATAGTATTTAGAGTTTGTTTCGCCATTTTTATAATTTCATGATTACGTTTTTATTCAACCGCAGCTGTATCCGTAGTTATAGAAAATCCTTTCGCAATCAGCCTTTCTTTTGCAGCTAAACCAGCTCCTGTTGGTACAGCCGGAGGATTTTGATTGTTCAACTCAACGCTCAGAGAGGTAAACTCAAGCTTATCTAAATCAATCAGAATATTATTCACCTCCTCTACTGAGAATTTATTGCCTTTCAGATTCAATTGCTTAAGTCTCTGAGATAAAAATACCAAAGGTGTAAATGAAGCCAGGTTACTCTTTTCAATTGCAATAAAAGATAGATTTAAACAATTTTTAAAACGGTCCGGATTAAATGAAGTTATTTTAGAGGTATCCATTGAAAACCGTGTTAACGATGAAGGCAGGCTAATTGTCGAATTCACTTCGCTCAAATTATCATTCAGGTTAAAGTCAATAGATCTAAGATTGACGCAGTTCTTAAACATATCCAGATTGATATTCTTCAACTGCTTATTCATACTTATAACGATATTATCCAAACTAGCTGGTAATCCAACGTTGAAATCAATTTTATTCAGGGCAGTGGCTAAAATCTGTATCGCTAAATACGAAGAAATATGATCGTTAAAAATATCCAGATCAATGCCGGTTACGATATCATTATTTTTACCATCTTCTCCATTAGAAAGAGCAAACACCTGTAGCCTGGATGGCATTTTAGTATTAAAATAACCCAAATTACCTTTCGACACTGTAAAAAGAGGCAAGTCCTTCAGTCTCGATATATTTTCAGTTTTAGTGACACAACTATCACTTATATAAACCGAATTAACCATTGAATAATCGGAAAAAAACAATTTTATTTTATACGTCCCTGCTTTTTTATAGGTGTGTTTAATCGCTGCAGTAATTCCGTTGGATTTTTGGGAATCCCCATCACCGTAATCTATAAAAAAATCAATAGGCCGACCACTACTACTATAAATCACACTACCATCACTCATGGTATAATTATCTCTGATAACGGTCAAAGTAATGATAATTGGAGAAGCCATATTAACCGAAGCTGCGGCTACGGCATAGTTCCCTAAAAATTCAGGCATTCTATAAAAATCACCGTCTCCCAGTCCTCCTTCTAATGCATCATAGTTAGTTGTATAAACCGGAAGATTATTTAATCCAACGATTCCCTTATCCAGCGTTTGCCAGGTCTTATCGCCCCGAAAGTACTGCGCAGTGGTACCAGGAGCAATGATGTTCTCTTTACTGTTTATAGTTGCGGCCAAATCTTTAAGACCAGCGATATCTGTGTCCTGAGTCGTGTTTTTCAGATTGATTACCTCAAGCTGATCCAGTATCTCTGTATCATCAAAGTTGTATAGCCTGTCTAATTTTTGTTTATCCTGAGCGGTATAATCATTGGATGACAGGCCCTTGCCAGGCTCTTTGTCTACCTTATTACTCCCATGAGCAATAGCATCGGCCAAATGGCCTGAGAAAGCTTCCTGATCAGCTTTCTCATCGAAACGCCTGTCCAGATTTTCAATGCTTGCAGTGGGAATCATCTCATCCTTATGCAAAAAAGAATCCCAGGTATCCCAGAATTGCTGCTGAGAAGGTTTTAAACCGGTCTTAAACCAGTTTTTTATTGTATTTAAAGCTTGTTTCGCCATTTTGTTTTAATTAAAATTATGGTGGTGGACTGGATTTTAGCAGATACTTAAAGCTTGTTTCGCCATGTTATCCTCCTACGTATTCGATAAACATCACAATACGGTAAGGATTAAGATGGTCAATCTGAGCCCCTGTTCCCGGCCAGCCAATGTGATTTAAAATATCTGGCTCTTTCCCTGAATCTCTATCATCTGTGTTTTTTGAAGTAACATTCTCACCCCAGTATGACTGACGCTGAAGCCCTGCCCTGTCATTCGATAATATTGGTAGTTGTGATTCATTTAAACTATGTGATGCAGCTCCTCCATTTTGCCCGACACTACTAAATCTATAGTCATCAGGATTCCAGCCCATAGGTAATCTTCCACGCCATTCGGCTACTTCTGCCCAGCCCAAAGGGATCTGATTGAATGGCTTTTTAAATAAGACCATACCTCCGCCACCAGAAAAAGGAGCTGCTATCTTTTTAAGGGTATCGACCTCATTTCTCAATGCTGCCAGATCTACAGAAAGTGCTTTTTTCGCAATCTCCGCACCTACGGTCTGCAAATCCATCAGCCTGGGCAGCGTGCCCCAATTGATCGCACCTGTACCAGTTCCAAATTGTGCATAACGGGTAAAGAAAACATCTTTGGTCTGTCCGTTTTCAAAAGGACGTTGCTGTTTATCTTCCCTGATCACAATGTTGGTTTGTACCAGCCCACCTCTAAAGGGTAATAACTCCCCATTTAAAACAACATAACCGTCTGTAACTGTACTTCCTGAAACCGTACAACCAGACAAAATATAATTGCTGCCACCTAAAGCAGTAACAGATTGCAGGGAGGTATAACTTGCCTGCATAAAATTTAATGTATCGGTCTCTAATGGAAACCCTCCGGTTTGTTCAAAATTTATATTGTTCATATCGTTTCTATTGTATATCGTTTACTTGCTAGTTTATAAAAATCAACCAATGCATTTAACTGGTAATAATTTGCCGGGATGTTCAGCTCTGCCGGAAGCATCACTTTGAAATCAGCACCGGTATCAGCGAAACTTGTACTGGGCTGCAGAAATAACCGCTTTAAATAACGCGGCCGATTCTCTGCCCTGGTATAGATATAGGTCCGCTTGAAACGGTTACCATTATCTATATAAATACGTCTTAATTCATTATCAAACAGATCATTCAATGCCTTTCTCAGATAACAAACCTGCCCGTTATGTGCCAGTTTATACAAATTATCTTCTCTTCTGGTATACCATAGCTGGTACAGCATGGAAACTGGTGTAACCAAAGCCTGGATATAACTCACCATCAGATTCTGTCTCAGAAAAGTAGGCAGGATTAAAACCGTAAGCTTCTTAAAGTCTATTTTGTACCACATAATTAATTTTGCTAAAGTCTTTGATTTCGAAATATCCCGACAGCGGAGTATGACGCACAATAATTTCCTTTGGTGTACCGTAATTACCCGGAGCCCCGTCTACCCAGCTGCTTTGCGCACTGAGAATATGAGGGATCTTTACACCTGGTACCAATTGCAACTTGTCTACCAGCGAAGCCAGAATCAGCTCTCCATTGAAAGGCATCTCTCTGAGGTATTGCCTAATCGCTTCTTCAACTGGTTTTCCACCATTCAGAATACTGTTCCCCTGTGCATCCAGTAATAACGGGTCACGATAGATGTCAATGGCCAGGAAAAGCCTGTCCGGCAAGAAATTAATAACGTCTATGGATACTCCGGCATCCCTGATCTCGGAGATATACGCTTCGAAGATTAATTTTTGCGCATCTGTAATCGGCCCTAAATCCCCTGCCGTTTCTGTAGCGATTTTAACAATCAGACGACTTTCGTCTTCAGATTCAGTTACCGCAGCATATTTGATAATTTTACTGTTCTGAATCTGTTCAGGCGTCACCTTACTATTGTCATAATAATCAGCATCACGAACCAGTGGGAAACCGTACTGGAAAGCCATCGTTTTCTCTCTGTACCATCTTGCAGTATGTGGTTTTAATAATGAGATCCTGGTATCTGTCTCTTGTTTGTGCAGATCAAACAGTTTTTCGAGGGTGGAAATTGCAGCGGCAATAACAAAAGTTATCAATCGCCAGATGGCCACTCTGCTTGTACTGTTCAATACATCCAAATCGGAATCGGCTTCTTTAGCCTGTATTATTTCTGCTTGTATTTGTTCTATGCTTCTTGCCATAATTAACTTACTATAAAATCGTAACTAATTGCCCAGTAGTCTATACCCTGGGGTTTATTAACTGTTCCCTCACCCAATTTGCCAAAGCCTGTTGCCGGAACATTTTTCATACTGAGCAATACCAGTCTTTCAGATCTGTAATCAGGCAGAAAAATCAGGGTTCCGGCTATTAGATCTTCCGCCGGACCGGAGTTATTGAATACAGCCAGATCAGTAGCAAATTCAGCAGTTCCATATTCATGTATGGAAATATCCCACCACGTTTGCTGTTCATAAATTCTATACTCCTTCATATGCTCCGTTTAAGTCTATTCCATTTTCATTGATCGCTAACTCTTTAACTATAAAGCCGTCTGCTTCAAGCTGAACGCGAATATTCCTGTACAAAAAGCGGTCTATGGTACCACTTTGTGCCTGCCCGATGTCAATTCCGGCATGTGGATTTTCTTTCCATTCACCCTGTTTGCTTTTTAAGAGGTGCTCTACATGCTGTGCATCAGATTCTTCGATCAAAAAATCGCCTCTGACCACCAATGCATCATCGTCTTTTAGTAAAATGTCTTTCATCTTATTCTATTGTCAAGTTTATAGTTCCTGTTACCGGGCCACCTGAGTTAGCCAAACCACCGAGATAAGTTATCTTTACAGCCTTGATTTCGGCAATCACTGCTTGTGATATAGCTTCTGAAAGTTTATCCAAAGATGTATTTGCACTATTTTCTTCCGTTTGTTCGGCCTGAATAGCAGTTTTGATTTTCTGCTTTAATCTTTGCTGGTCTAAACTCATTTTAAAAAGGTTTTAAATCTGTTTTCTATAGCGGTAAACTGTGCTTCATTAATCAGCTTGATGGTTGGTCCCATATTGGTTGTGAACTTCATTAATTTGATTGCAGCCAGTAAATCGAGCATTAGTTTTTTTAAAGTTTCCTGCTCCTTTTGAAGCAGGAAACCTTCAGCTGTCATTTCAAGCTTTGTTTTTTCAATCTGAAAGGATGCACTGGTCAATTCTCCTGAATTAGCCAGTACAGCAGTTTCCTTATTGACAAACACCACTGAAACCAGGCTTTTTTCTTTTGGAACTAACAGAAAACCACCATGATCACTGTCTGCCTGCAAATGAACACCAAGAATCTCTGAAGAACCGTCAATGGGCTGCACTTTACAGGTCATTTTATCAAGGTCAACGGTAACTACTCTTCCAATCTTGGCATATACTTCATCCCCTGTGCGGGCAAGAGCCTGTATTATTTCTTTCATATCTATGCCTTGGTTTTGTTAATATTAATGGGTTGCCCCAACTCAATTTTCTGACGGTAACCACTGATTCCAAATCTGACCTCATTCTTTTTGATCAGATAGGTCCCGCCAGAACCTTCAGCAGGTTGTATCTCAATCATATCACAGGTATTGACCAGAGGTTCCCCAAAAGCCTCAAAACTTCCTTTAAGTCCTTCTTCTTTATAGGTATCCAGAGATTGCTGTGCGTATTTTCTAAGCTGCGGATCTGTTAACCCGTCAATCCGGATCTGAATGATATCATTACCATCTTCATCCCCTAATACCACCTTGGTTTCCACATGTTTCTCGTCAAAAGAGATCGCTACAACTTTCGCTTTGACTTCACTCTTATCCCGGTATTCAAAGGTTTCACTGATGATATTCTTTCCGGTAAGAAACTTCACTTTACTGCGATTGTCAAACGGATAGGTTAACCCGACATACAAAATGCTTTCTTCCCCAATATTGCGGAAATAGGCATTCAGCATGTATTTTTCCTTCAGCTCCTGCAGCTCTTCAGAAACTGTTGGTTTGGAAACACGGTAATTACCAATATTCAGGGTCTCATCAATGAGTTTGAACTTAAACCCAGTTCCCTTTAATAAGTGTTCTATAACCTTACTTAATGGTGCAGCGTTAAGAGCCAGTGGTTCTGGTTTTTTCTGTTTAAGGATATACATCCCATCTTCACATTTGATCTTTACTGGATTTTTGGTCTCAATGTTTTTGATCATTCCTGAAAAACGCAATTTTAAATCATCATCATAACCCAGTCTTACCGTTATTTTATCTCCTCTTTTTATTGGTAATCCGCCTTTTTTATTTCCTTCCCAGGAAATCTTTTTGGGCAACTCCAGTTCACAGGTATCAGTTAAAGTGCTTATGTCAGATTGTATGGTGCAGCTGACCAATGAATCAAATTCCCAGCTCAGTTTTTCTCCGTCAGCCTGGGTTATCGTAGTTCTACTGCACAACCTTAACATCTTTCTCCTGTTTTAATTTGATTTCATAAGGGGTATCTGAAAGCATCGTTATCGAGACTCCCTGACGATTACTGTGAGTTTCCTGGTTCAGTGAAAATTTCTGAATAACAACAGACTCAATGTTAAAGAAGTCTAAAAACTCACTATGTACTTTAAGTGAATCTTTAATATTCAGATAGCGGTTAAGCTCCTTAATCTTATCTGTCGGATATTCAGTAAAAGCCGGAGTCAGATTACTGTTCTCATAATGTGTAATACCGGCAACCATCGTAATACTGTAATCACCCTGGGTCACATACTCTTTAATTGTTCCGTTTCTGCCTTGCAGCGCTGTAGAAACGATAGTTTTCTCAAGGTTCAGGGTCATAATACATTCTTCAAAAGTGAAAGAACCCGGAATCGAATCGTGTTGTATGGCCAGAGAGGTAAGCCAGGAAACACCTTCCAGGTCATCCAGGATTTTAAAATCCGGTCCTGGCTGATCTATGACCTGAAAGGGTTTGGCAAGCCCAAAGCGGAATGCCAGGTTTTGTACCGTTCCAGCTGCCAGCTGTTTACGGTTAGGTAATTGTATTTTAAGTGGACTATCCATGTTATTGTGCTTTTACTAGTGAAAAATCTGCGACCGCAGTGAGTAAGGCATCTTTCACCATAGCGACCATGCTTTCTTTACTCATTGTAGTACCGTTTTGATTATAGATATTCAGGTTTTCGACCAGCTTGGTAATATTCAGATTCCCTACATTCTGGGTAGAAGTACCTTTATTCGGCGCTGAAGTGCTGTTCATAACCTGAGTAGCGGCTACTCCGCCAATCGGACTCATTGCAGGGAGTGCCGGTGCGACTTTAAGATTAAAGCTGGGAATCGCAAGTCCTGCATCCTTAGGAGCGTCCTTTCCGGCTCCTTTTTTCTCAGTCCCTGATTCTCCTCCTTTATTTCTTTCATTCTGACTATCCTCAAAACTTTTTCGGCCCTTCTCTTTACCTTCCTCAGCTGCAACCTTCAGATCTTTCATCCCATCAGAAGAAAAAATCTTATTCCACAGCTCTTTGATTGGTTTGATCAGTTTCATGATTTTAGCCATGATGCCATCGAATAAGTCTGTAATCCACTTCCAGATACCACTAAAGGCCTCTCTGATCGGTTTAATCAGCGTGTCGGTAATCCACTTTGCGAAACCGGAGAATGTTTTGGTAATCCAGGTCCAGATAGCCGATATAAAATTATAAATCGCAGTAAAAACAGATTTGATGACGTTCCAGATACCCAAAAATATACCGGTATATAAGTCCCAGATAAAGGTTGCCACGGGCATGATCACGGATGACCATAACCATTGTAAGCCACCACCAATGACATCCCAGGCCCATTGTGCAGCTACCATCACAGCACCAAATGCGGCAGAAAACCCATTCCACAGTAAGTCTATTGCAGGTTTAATGATCAGTTCCCATACCCTGTTAATTACAATGCCGATGTTATAAAATACGGCCTGCGCAACTTCCCAGATACTGAAGAGAATTTCGCGGAAACGCTGAGAATTATCCCATAATAATTTAACTGCCACCACAACGGCGACAATACCAGCGATAATCCATCCGATCCCCGGAATACTCATAATAGCAGTTCCTACCGCGCTTATAGCAGGGATGATATTTTTTATTCCTGAGCCGACTGTGCTGATTACTGTTCCTAAGCTGCCCATACTTTTACCAATACCATCTACCAGGCCACCTACACTGCCCATACTTTTGTTCACAGTGTCCATAACTTCACCTACGCCGCCCAGTGTATCACCTATAGTACTTGCATAACCACCGATATTGCCGACCACATTACCAATAGTCGCTGAAACACCTCCCATGTTTTCCATAGAGCCGCCCAGCTTCGTCATCAGCTCACCTACATTACCCATAGCCCCGCCCAGGTTAGAAGATAATTCCCCGATACTGCCTGATACCTGTCCCATGGTTTGCATCACGCCCCCCATGTCACTGGTTACTGTACCCATCTGACCAACAAATGTCCCGAGTTTGTCTACTGAATCGCTTACAATACCAACCATACCCTGGGCCTGATCGGGCTGTGCTCTTGCCGCATTAATTACGTCTCTGCCGGCCTGAATGGCTCCCGCAAAGCTGACTCTGAGATTTATAAATGATTCTGATGCCTTGTTCAGGTCAGACGTTAATTGTTTTAAGGAGAAAACCTTTTGAAGATCACCAATAGATTTGGTCGTTTTCTGGATCGTTTCATCAATCGTTTTTAACCCTTTTTTTATATTCTCAAAAACAGGGTCGCCATTGGTGATGAAATTAATAGGAAAAATAATGCCGCCGTCAGCCATGTTGGAATATTGTTTTGTTTAATTGATATAATTGTTATTTGTTTGCAGAACTGAATGCGGATGAAAAGCCGGGGTATCGGCTTTATACACAATACCCCTAGCCACCAAACATTACTTTGAATAATTCAGCCTGATTTTCAAGTCGCCAGCGTTCCAGCCATTGTGCCTGGGCATGTAATTTTGCCCATTCACTTAGTTGTAACCTTTCCGGATCGACACTGAAATTCGAGCGGATTAATGCATCGCCCTGCCACCTTCCGGTGTCTGTTTTGCTATTGTCAGGCCCGCCATTAAGCGAGCCTACAAGTTTTTTACGGTAACATTAAAAGAGTTCATATGCTGCGCCAGACATTCTACAGCTTTTAACTTTAAAAAGTCTCGCTGGCTCAATGCTTCATCTGAGGCAACCACACAATTATCAAATAATGCAATGGTACCTTTAATCGCATTTTTCTCTCCTACTGCACCCGTAGCTTCCAGGGTTTTGAAATCAGGCTCCTTGAAAATCGCCTGATAGGTTGTGCCGGCCTGCTTTACTTCTCCCAAAATTAAAAAGCCATGCTTTTCTTTAAGTTTCAGGATCTGAATAGCACTAAGTCCGCAAACCAGTTGTTCGGTATTTTCCATAATTAATTGCTTTTATCTACTACGTGCGAAACGATTAGTTCTAACTCTACTTCTTTACTCATATCACCTTCTTTCCAGTCAAAAGTGTTCTTTTTAAACTCGCAGTTTTTTAATACATGTGTAATTAGTGGTCCTGCTTCCGGCTGATAGTTTACGGTAATGCTAAATGGCGCAATACGGTGTAACTGACCTTTTGGAGCACCTGATTTTAAAGAAAATACAGTTCCGGCAAGCAGCGTAATAGAAGCTGTTGTTGAAATTCGGCCATAGCCGCGGCTCACCGGATTTCTGCCTGCGCCATAGATATTTTCTTTTTCCATGGCCTCTTCATACTTGATGGCTCTGATACCTGTTAAGGGTACTGCATCGATATTGACAACAATATCCGCCCATCCATACTCTCTACCGTTAATTAATGGCTCTAATGTGATTCCCATTTTTATTTATTTTTGAAGTGTTAAACCAATTTTTACTGTAATTTCTCTTAAGGTTCCTACTGGTACCAGTTTTAATACGACCTCTAATTTTGAAGTCTGCAGGATAGGCTGATCAGGGTTAATGATTACTTTATAACCACTCAGCTCACCGCTTCTTACCATCTGATCTAAAACCTCATCACAGATGGATTCTAATGCTGATGCTGTTGAAGCCTGAATTTTTCCGGTGTCCGGATCTACATATGCAGGGCCGGAAACTTTTGGTAAAAGCACCTTGTTAACTTCTCTGATCGCTTTATCAATTGTTCTGTTATTTTCGATATAAGCGAAGTCACTGGTTAAGGCTGCAGCTGTGAAACTGTCATTTAAATAAGATCCCGCAATTCCTGTATATTTTGTACCGAATATGTAGCCCTTATCATGAATTGACTGTAATTGTGACGGCGTATAATCTCTGATTTTCGAACCATCAGTCAAACCAAGTACATCCAGCTCCCTGGCCATATCTGCTGTTGCATCTGCTGGCTTCGGATAAGCAGTAGATACCAGATTTTGTTTCTCAACCCAGCCAATAGATTCCTGAACATTTGCTTTTGATACTGCGCCCAATACTGCACCGATACATGAAATATTACGCGGAGTTGTTAATGCTTTTGCCAGATAATTTCCTTTTCCGGCTGCATCCTGACCAATAACGACACTCACGCGGTCAGCATTAAGCTCATGCAGATTAACTAAAGCCGGGATATCAGCCGGAGTAGTGAATACAGATAATAAAATACTTAATGGAATATTCTGATTACCTAATTCTTTTGCGATTGCCTGCAAAGCCGGCACTGCAGTGATCAGCGAGCTTGCTGGCATAACCAGGTCACAGACTGCAATCTGTCTGATATTACCTTCGGCAAAGTTCTGCAGATTTTTAACCTCTGTAAACTGAGAATCCGATCCGGCAATACCCTTGATATAAAGTTTTGCGCCTTCATTGATCCTGAAAAACTCCTGAACATGGTAAACCAGCACGGGGTTTGTTACAGATAAATTATCTACTTCGTTTGCAGATAGTACTAATCTTTTTGGGGTATCAGCTTCGCCATAAACTATAAGTCCGCTAATGTGGTCGTTACCTGAAAGCTGTCTTGCAAGTCCGCCATTTTCTCTGATGAATTTTACACCGTTCATTGATTTGTTTTTGTTATTTTTTGAATTGTTTTGTTATTTAACTCTTGAGCGTAATCCTGAGCAGCAGACTCCAGATAGAATGGACTGCCATCACTGGTCAGGTAATACACATCCACAACCGGATGTGGAACAAATACTGTATTTGTCTCTTTTTGCGCTTTAAGCACGGGTGTTCCTTTGTTTCTTTTTGCCATGTTGACGGGTTAATTATTGTTTAAAATTGTACTAAGTTGTAAGACAAGCCGAGCCCCAGCGCAGGTATAAACTGCCCTTGAACAGGGTTATAGTAATAGCCGGCTGTTAAGCTCAGCCCAAGACGGGAGGCTTTAGGTGCTGCAATTGTCAGCGTCTGCATACCATTGATAGTAATTCGTTTATCCGGACTCAGGATATCGGTATACTGCACATAGGGAGAAAACCAGTTCTTCCGTTTTTGATAATCTTGCCGCAATAGCTTGATCTGGTAATTAATATCAAATGTCCCACCCAGCGTATCCAGACTGAAACCCGCTGTTAAATATTCATCCTGATAGCTATATCGCTTCTTTTGTAAACTGTCAATAATACCTGTTGCTCTGAGTGCTGTAATTTTCAAACTGGCATTGATTAAGGAAGCCTGCTGCAATTTTTTGGTCTTATCGAGATTGTCCAGCCGCAGACTGTCCAGAACAGACTTGCTTATTGGCAACCTGGTAATATCTCCATCGCCGATAATATCAGCCTTCCTTTCAAGGGTAACCTTCGTGTAACCTTTTTCATCAACAGCGCTTGCCAGTATCTTTGCCGCTGTTTTTGCTTCATCAATTAATGCAGGTGGTCTTACCTCTTTCTGCAGTGCCAATGATGAGGGTGGAGCGAGTCTGTATAGTTTAAAACCAAGCCAGGCGATCAGGAAAACTGCAATGATTAGTGCCAGTTGTAAGCCTTTTGTTTTCATCAGATTAAATTTGTTTTTGAGGGTTTCATCAGCATAATTTTTATTTGTATATTCTTTTATCCGGGATTTACAGGCATAGCTTATCTGTACTTACTGATAGCTGTACTGTCTACTGTTTTTTGTATCTGCAGATTGGCTGACCGCTCTATCAGGTAGGCTTTAAAAACCTCATCTTTCTCTCTTCGCTCTGCTTTAACCATGTCTTCAAGCTGTTCTATCTTTTTTGCACAATCCTCTTTTGCGGTATTTGCATCAAACCGCTCAGTTACAATCACACTGACCAAAACCAGTGTAATTACATAAAGTGCATAGGCAAAGGGGGTTTGTGCAATCTCCTTTAAAGAGATTTTCTCTAAGCTTTCTTGTATATTTTCCAATGGCTATGTAATTTTTAGGCTTCATTTTCTGAAAATGCTCCGCTATCATTTAATCTTATTTTTTTAACAGTTTCAGGTTTATTTTTGAAGGCAGCTCTTCTGCAGGCTACCAATCTGGTTTTGTCAATCCAGGCCAGGCCAACGGCATTGCTCTGGTTACCGCCATAAACCAGATAAGCTTTTTCATTTTCACCACAGTAGAACCCGACATGGCCGCCGCCAGGACGTTTAAATACCAGAATATCATTAAAAGCTTCTTTTCCTTTTTCCACTTCAACTCCCCAGTCTGACCATTCCAGTGCAGCCAGCAGTTTACTTCCAACTGTTTGATATCCGGCCCTCAACACACAAATCCCAACAAAAAGTCCGCACCATGGAATGTCATCATTTGTATACCAGCCCGAAACGCCGGTTTCTTTAGCCCATTTCAAAATATTGGGGTTACTGTCTTTTCCGGGAATCTCCAGTAAGCCATAGTGCTTACGGGCCTCCACCCATATCCGTGGAGATTTGAAACTGTCCAGCCATTTAAATTTTTGTGGTAATTCGCTCATCTCTCTTTAATTTATTTTTTCATAATCTGGTTAGGGTTATGCGGGTGGCACTAAGCCTCCCCGCCATTTTTCACCTGTTTATTTAACCCTGTTAAAAGGAGTCCGTTAAGGTCTCCTGCATTTCGAAGGAGACTATCAGTATTGCAAATGATAGCCGTAAAACATTGGTCTGAATACACGAATGTTTCTGATTCATCTGTCTGTTACAGCCGAATTTTTCAGGCTTAAAAACCTGGACTGAATTTGCGCTGCATCTGATATTTTGTCGTCCTTACAATGACAAAGGTGTAGCATTTTTCAGGGCTAAAAAAATTGGTAATCAGGCATTGTAATTCTCATAACATTTTTTGTATCAGTCAGATACAACGATTGATCACCACTTTTTTTTAACCTTATTTTTCATAGAGATTTGTCCTTATAAAGCATTTGATATGAACGATTTGATCTTAAAAAACAAGAAAAAAGACCAGGCAGAAAGTCTGGCTAAAAACGGAATTCTGAAAGGAAAGAAGGGCCCTGGAAACAGTGCCCGGCAGCGTAGAAATGAAGAGGAAGACGGCTACGATCCGGAGGTTTTCGATTTGCTGAAAGCAGAAGAAGAAACGGGCTCTCTGAGTGAGGCCAGACGTTACTTTGAAAACGATAGAGTAAAGGTGAAAGAATCACGCTTCACAGAAGAGAACACTTTACTGGAAGAAGGTTTCGACGATTGGTAAGCCATAACTGTCGATTGGGACAGTATTTCTCTGTTTACAAAAAAAGCCTGTTTTACAGCCTTGGGAAGGGTGAATGTAAAACAGGCGCCGGGAGGTGATTATAAAATGCAGGTTTTAACTGGCATAATTGCCTTCACCTTTTAAAATTGCTCTGACAGTACGGGGACTAATATAAAATTTAGCCGCAGTTTTTTCTTCCAGTGCGTCCAGACGCCATTCGGGTTTCTGTTTTACAAGCTCATCAAAGTAATCTTTAACAGCTTGATTTCTCGATATAAATTGTTGTTTTGCCATCAGTATAATTTTTTAAGAGCGCTCCTGAGAGCTTGAAATTTGTTTATTAATATTTATGGGTTTATAAACTCGAGAAATTCAATTCCAGACGATCCCACTTACCGGCATCGTTTTTCAACTTGAAATCATAAGCAAACCCTTTTAGCGTAATGCTATAACTTTCTTTCAAAAGACGCAGCCCTTCAGTCCACCTGACATCATCGAACTTATCTTCATGCTGCATCAGATTAAAGACTCTGGCATATTCAAGATCTCCATTCTGATTGCGTTCCAGGAAACTTAAGAGTATCTCAAATAGTTTTACATCTCTCTTTTTTACCGTATCACACAAAAAATCCTTGATCAGACCAATTGCTTTAACCGCACGTTCATCCCAGACAGGATCGGTATCCCTCCTTCTGGTTACTCGCTTATTACCTGTCTTATTCGTTAAACTGAATCCACCTTTGCTGGTAGCTGGAATTAACCCATAATCTGCTGTTTTCTGGGCCTGGGCAGCCATTACCTGGTGTACTCTGGATTTAAACAGGCGTATCATAAAGTGCAGTTTTGCAGCCTCATCCAGCAGGGATGAAATGTCAGTATCCCGTGCAATTTCATAATCCATTCTGGCCCTGGCTCTCCTGTTTTTTTCTTGTTTTTTACGATCAGCGAGTAAGCCTTCCAACTGATTGATACTTAATTCGGTTGCGTTAATTCTCATCATTTCCATATTATTTTCTTTTAGTAATTTTTAAGTGATTGGCATCATACACATAGAATTGCTCCTGTGTATCAAAACGTTTGATCTTCAGACCGAAACCTGTATCGGTGTTTTCTCCACCTATTACCTGTCCTATTGCACAGAAATGCGGATGGTATTCGTTGATTACTTTTACTTCACTTCCTGCGTAGTAGGCTACCAGATTGTCCATTGAGTTATTCATAGTTTAGGGTTTAATAATTTACATTTCAGCTGGGTTAACCTGTTTACATATTGAGTGCGAATATTAATTACTTACTCAATCTGTGATCAAAACAACTAATACCTTCATCTTTTTGTGGACAAATTTTCTCATTTGATTGCCATTCTATCAAATTAACTGTATCGAGTATTGCAATATAATTTTACAATAGTTCGTTTATAGTCTGATAGTTGCATTTATTCCTTTTTTATTTACCTTTGTAAAAGATGTAGGCCATTTGTTTAGGTAAAACAAACATACACACAGTATGTGTTTAATTGCAAATAAATATTCACAATATGAAGGAAGCTTCAGGTAAATCACAGATCCTTAGCCAAATAAAATCTCACTATAACTTTAAAAACGACGCAGAGTTTGCACGTTACTTAGATATAAAACCTAACACTTTGTCTAACTGGCATAGTAGAAACACCATCGACTACGAGTTGATAGTCACAAAATGTGTCGACATTGATGCAAACTGGTTGTTAACTGGACAGGGCGAGATGCTGAAAAGTGAGGGTCAGGAGGTTAGTGTCAGAAAATTAAGAACAGACTTATTAATGGATACACAAAATATTCCGCTTTATGATGTACAGGCAAGTGCAGGAGTGATTGAACTATTGGGAAAAAACAGACTTAAACAGGTTCCGATTGATTATATCCGTATTCCTAAATTGCCCAAATGTGATGGGGCATTGTACATTACGGGTGACAGCATGTATCCATTGCTGAAATCTGGCGATATCGTCATGTATAAAGAGATCAAAGACATTGCTCATAATATCATCTGGGGTGAAATGTACCTGACTTATCTGGAGCATAACGGAGATGAATTCTTTTTCACAAAATATCTGCAGAGATCTGAAAAAGAGGGGTATGTCAGGTTTGTTTCTCAGAATCAGCATCATCAGTCAATTGAATTCCCGTTACATGCAATTAAAGCGCTGGCAATGGTAAAAGCATCAATCAGAATTAATTCACAACTATAATTATTTCAACACAACAACAGTTATTTATTAACAATAATTATTCTCCATTAACACAACTACATTTAATTGATGTTTGTTTTCTATCTTTTGCATTAATAATTCAATGTTTAATTATAAATCAAAAAGAATGAAAACACTATCTATGTTTACCCTCTTGATTATTACAGCACTTTTGACCAACGCTACCCCAATCAAGAATCCAAAAGAGAGAAAAAAAAGAAACTGTAACAAGACCTGCCAGATTTAG